GGTCAGATAATAATTTAAAAATATCATCATGTTGAATAAATTTACAAGGATGCACTTGCTTAGTAGATGTAGTTGAGGTTGGTATTCTAGTAGCAGATGCAGGTAAAGTTTTAAAATTGTAATTATTAAATATATATTCTCCAGGGACTGAACTACCTACAGTACCAAAATCAACTCTTAACACACTGTTATTAATGTTAAATGAAGGAGTTATTTCAGGATCTATAACTACTATTACTTCGTTTGGAAAATTTAAACCTCCAATATTTTCATTAAATATAGTAACTAAAGAAGTATTTACCATATCAGAATCAGTAGGATCTTCAAAAATTATTTCCATTAAATCTTCTGGAAGAGTAGTAGCTGGAGTATTATTAGTATTATTAATACCTGGAAAAATATTTACATTTCCTACGTATAAACTATTATTATCTGGAACAAACATTATTTGAGTAAATGTTGTATCAATGCTATTAACAGGTTTTCTTAAAGAAGAAATTGGAATTCTTGCATAATACTTATTAGTTCCTGTAATAATATTAAATGAAATAGGCATACATCTATCAATAACAACTTTTGCTCCTACTTTTACAAGATATAAATAATCTTCTATAGGTAAAGGAGCAATATCCACATAAGTCTTTCCGTCCAACAGATTTTCTTTAAACTGAGGAACTATGTTTTTTTCTAAAAGTAAAGTTCGTAGATCGTCAATTCTTTTTTGACTTTGCTCAAAACCTTGCTGATACTTGTTACCCATAGGATTAAACCTTTGGTTTACAAATCTCATAATGTTTTTATTAAGCTCGTGATCTATTTCTTCACTTAATAGTACGTCAGCTTGCAGAGAGTGGATTTTGTCCACTCCCTGATTCACTGCTCTATGCATTTCTGCTATTGTCATTAGATTTTAGCTTCTTTTAGTTTAGCTCTAAGTTCCATCAATTTGCCTGAGTTCTTCTTATCTTTCAGTTGTATAACTGCATCGTTAAGAGTTTCTCCTAAGATTTCATCAATGTAAATAACTTGGTTACCTATTCGTCTTACAATTTCTAGAGATACCATCTCTTCAATCTCAGACTTTAATTCTAGATGCTTATCAGTAGCAATCTTTAAGAATTTTGCAGGTTTGTCATTTTTCATTTCATAAAGCATATTCTCTAACTCTTCTCTGGTAAACGTGTCAGGGTTAGTTGTGTTAGACATAAGTCTAATAATACGCTTCATTTTACCTTCATCACCTGAAGATTTAATGAATTCTTTATCAGCATCTTTAAGAACTTGAATTTTATTATTCTTTGTTCGTACTTCTTTTTCAGTATCTAGAATATAAAACCTTTTTGAAGTATTAGCAGTCATTTCCATTTCTGAATTTGCTACTTGCGGATGTCTTACTAACCACTTATATCTAATCCAATCTTCTATAATTACTGGATTACCTTCTTCATCTTCTGTTATATCCAACTCTAAACCCGCAAAAGGAATATTCATTGTCATTTCAGCCCAATAGTTTTTTTCATGCTTTGGCCAATCTACATGATCAGGTCCTACATCTAGGATTCCTGTTAAATATTTTTTACTGTCCGCAGGACTAAATGCCTTTAACGGTTGTCTATCTTTGTATACACTACTAAGATATGATCTTGATTCTAATTGAATCTCTTTAGGTAAGAAACCTGTAGTCTCTTTTCTCCTAATAATTATTTTCTTTGTCATTTTAAGTTCTTTTGTTAGTTAAATTTCCATTCAGGCTTAGAAGAATACTCTGCCCTACTTTCTTATAGTTATTGAGATTTCGGGGGGCTTTGACACCCCCCTCATCTCAGAGAAACCAGATATATAGACTGCGATTAACGCCTAATTATGAACGTACACATTCAATGTCTAGTGAAGTATCGAATCTCTTCAATACAATACCAGCCGTTTTTAACATGTGTACAGAAGCACCGTCTACATCAGATGCACGTAGATCTGATTCATTGAACCCTTTAGGTACAACAGATCCTGCAACCGCCCATCTTAAATACTCACGACCTTTCTTGTTGATCATCTGAATGTTGGCTTGGCCATCATAGTTAGAATTATCAACAAATACCATACGGTAAGATTCTAATGAATATCCTGTAACAGGGTGCTTAGCACGAGCTTGTGCAACTGGACCGTGATCAAACATGTCGTGTTTAACAACATTGATTACGTGACCATCAACATGCTCATACGTATTAAAGTAACCAGATAATCCTAAAGATCTTCCTGATCCTGTGATGAATCTATTCTCTCCACCTACTTTGAACGAATTTGCAGCCGCACCAAAGTGAGATTTAAGAGCCTCATCAAATTCTCTCATACCACCAGTACCAGTGTACAATGTGATTTGTTTTTGAGAAGCATCAGTCATTCCGTAGAATAAGTCTCCAATTACATTTTTTAATTTTGTTTCAGTCAACGTAGAGTAAGTGTCCTTGTTGATGATTTGTTGTAGTAAACCAGGACCAGAGATAACAGGTTGTCCGTTCTCATCAGTCATAGTTGTTACACCATTGTCATCGTAAGTTTTTTCACCATACATGTACATTAACTCACATTCTTGCTTAAAGCTCATCATGTGTTGGTACTCTTCATAGTCCATCCATAACTTAGTAGTAGAACCTTCTTTAGTTGGTAATTCAAACTCAGCAACGTAATCTTTAGCATTACCAGACATGTGGTAAGACTTTCTTACTGTACCAATTTTGTTACGAACTAAACCTGGAGCACTCCAGTTAGAAGCATTTCCTTTTGAGAAATCAACTCCTACGTTAGCGTACAACTGACCCCACATTGCACCTGCAGCTAAATCAGCAGTAGCAGCAACTAGAGTAGTACTAGGATTAACTAATTTTAAAGTGTATTTATACCCACCATTAACTGCTTCTGGTTCAGACATGATTCTAGCCAATACACCTGATTGAGAAACCAATGTGTAAGGAAAAATAAACCATTTGTCTGGGAATGTAATCGTAAAGATTGCACCACCTAGACCAGTACCTGAGCTAGCTACTACAGGACGAATATGTTGTGTATGAGATTTAACACGATATTCGTATTCAAATCTATCAATAGATGCTGTGTTACCAACACCCTCTGTTAACATAGTTAAAGGAAATTTCTTGTCCTCACGTCCTGCGAGATGTGTAATGATTGGAGATAACTCTGTAGGTCTCTCCATCATCGCATTGACTAACGAATTAGTGTCAGTCATCTGCGAATCATTGTAATAAGTTTTTAATACTCGCATTTCAATTTTAATTTAATTGCTATAGATTAGTTCTATAGACTTGTGAAGCTAAGGTCTAGACTGTCTAGATCCGTAGACGTAGATTTTCTTTTACCTTTTGCACCTTTAACAGACTTAGTCGTAGACCTAATCTGCTTTCTCAAAGTTTTAGCTGTTTCTGTTTTAGCTTTTGCTTTGATTATATCATCTAATTTAAATCCTTTAAACATTAGATAGTCAATTGCTAATCTAACGTCCATTTCTGCACCATTGTGATCTACATCACGTTTAGTGTTACCCTGCTTATCTACAGGCTTAGAAATGTAATCAAAGAATTTCTTCTTATCTTTTTCTTGTACTACTATTCCAGAGAACTCTCTAGAAGTCTCTATAGTCTCACTTACTCCTTCCCAGAACTTGTCAGCTTCTTGTCTTTGTTGAGCTTGCATTTGTTTCTGCTGCTCCATTTGCTGCTGTCTGTTACCTTGCTCATACTGCAGTAAAGCTTCTTTAGCTTTAACAGATTTAGAATAAAGCTTATCACTAGTAGAATAATCATCTAATAATTCAGAGATAAAAGCATCATCATGACCTTTTACTCTAAAGTATTCTACAAGTACTGCTTTTTGAGTGCTAACATTATCTTCTGTTAATCTAACATTTGCTACAGTGCTAAGTCTACTTCCTTGACTGTAAAACTGTTCAGACTCTCCTCCATTCATAACAAACTCTAAATGTTGTTGAATTTCTGGAAACTGCTCAAACAAATTATCTAATTGATCTTCAGCCATACTAGATGCTGCATCTTTAGTCATTTGTGTTAAGCCTTCTACAGTATCTGCATAATCGCCCTCTAACTCGTATCCAAGATTTGAAAGAACTTCACCAATTACAGTGTTATCTATTTCTGACTCTTCAGAAGATTCTTCAGCATCAACTCCGTCGTCTGCTGCTGAGTCTGTTTTTGATTCAACAAGCTCTTCTTTTTCTTCTTCAACTTCAGTCTCTATTGCTTCTTCTTTTTCCTTAACGTCTTCGTCAAGTTCAGCAACAGCTTTTATTTCTTTGTCTTCAATCGCAATGTCACTAGGTACTGTATCTTCGCTAGTTACATCTACACCACCGTCTAAAAAATCATCGAAGGTAATGTCGTCTAAATTTAGTTTCTCTTTGTTGTCCATATCTTTGCAAATTTATTATTATTATTCCAAATATTAACACGTATTTCTGGTTTTCATACGCGTTTTATTATATAACACTTACTTATTATTTTGTTTTAACTTATCTATTCTAGGTTTTAAATACAAATCGTAAAATGGCTTATTTCTTTTTAAAGGTATGTTAGTGCTTTTATCTTCTACTCGTATATATTCTTCTTCCATCCCAACTGGATCATTAGTTAAAACAGCTTTTGTAAAGTTTGGAAACTTACTTAACTTTCCTACATTATAAGTATAATCAGATAATAAATACTGTGTATTAGAATCTAATCTGCCAAAAGATCCTATATCTCCATACAAAGGACTATTTTGATTGTTTTCCACATATTCCTTAGCTAAAGATAATGATCTATCTATATCTTTGTTCATAAAACCTAAAGCTTCCTGCTCAGTAATTCCTTTATTGTACTTTTCTAAAACATTTGCGGCTTTTCTACCATACCCTATAGTTGCTTCTTTTTCTTTACCTTGGAAGTATGGATAAAATTTACCATCTTCAAAAGCTTTGTAATACGTACCATCAGGTTTTTTTACTGCAGAGTTAATAGATCTCATAAATTCAGGACCCGCTTCTTGTTCTTTTAAAAAGTTTATAAACTGTCTTCTTTCGTTTACAGGAGGATTAACGGCTACTTCATTAGAGGGCATTTCATTAGAGGTTATTTTATTAAGATTTATAATAGGGACTCTAGTATTGTCTAGCATAGACTGTTGATCTCCAATAGGTAGTGGCGCAGTATCATCATGTGGACCACCATGCCCATACCTTTTAATAGATTTGTACCCACCTTTCTTTAACTGGCTTTTTAAATATTTCTTAACTAGATAATTCATATTAGTACCGTCTAATATTATATTTTTATCAATGTTAGCTTCTTTTAATAATTCTTTTGCGGTACTTAGATCTAAATTATACATAGCCTTTAAACCATCTGTAAAACCAGTTATTCCTTCTAAAGAATCTTCAATATTTTTACCTTCCTCTAGAATCTCATTAAATAACTCAGGACTTATGTTTCCTAAAGACTGCCTAATATTTTGAATAGCTAAGTCTTTATCATTATATGGCTCTGGAGTTTTACCGCGGTCTGGATTTAACTCATTAAATCTGTTACGAAAGTTTTTCCTTTTATATGCACTTACTGCATCACGTATTTCATTGTCTGCACTACTTGGAGGACGGAAAGTATCTAATAAAGTCCTTTGACGTGTATCTGCTATTCTACCTTTTTTCTTTTCTTTTTCAAATTCTTCGTCATTATCATTTACACCACCGTCTTCTTTTTTATTTATATACTTACTAAAATCTTGCTTAAACATTCTAGAAAATCCACCATGTTTTTGTATGTCAGGTCCTACGTCATATCCTTTTAAATCTGTCTGAATACCTAAACCATTTTCTCTTTCCCACTTTCTAGCAGCGTTAAGATCTCCATCATATTTTCTTTTACCTCTAGAATTAGCTTCAGACATAAAATATTCTCCTTTCTGAGGAGCGTACGGATTGTCATCAGAAAATATATACTCTGATGAGACGTCGTCTTTACCTCTAACATTTCTAGCTGACCTATCACTCATCTTATCAGGCCTATTCTTAAACGTGTTAGCATTTTCTAAATTTTCAAAAAACAAGTCTGCTTTATTAGGTCCTGTATCAGGAAACTCAGGCATAGTTGCTTTTTGTAATTCAGGCTCTACAAAATTAGTTGGTATAGGTCCTGGAGCTCTTGGCTCAATTCTTGGAGGTACAGCAACAGGTTTATTTGGAATAGGCCTTCCTACAGGCCTATTATAGTTTGGTATTCTAGTTCCTTCTGAGTATAATGGTACGTTTGAGGGCTGTCCATTATTCTTAGCATCATAGTAATTAATATTATTAATATTTTCCTTAATCCCTTTCTCATAATTACCAAATATCATGTTATGAGGAGTTTTTCCTAATTCATAGTAATCTGGATTATTACCACTTTCAAGATTAGCAATTTCAGAGTCTAGCCTAGCTATCTCTTCTGAATTACCCTCATATCTCATAAGATAAGCTTTCTTCTGTTGCATGAGTTTCATACGACGTTCAGGAGTAAATACATTGCTAGGATGAGGCTGAATGCCTTCATGACCTTCTCTTAATTTTGCAAGGTTTTGAGATTGATTCTCTGCAGACCGTCCTGGGTAATACATATCTTTACCATCGTAAGTTCCACGTCCAACTCTATAACTTGGATTATCTATTTCGTTCCGTCCAAAATCCTCTTCAAATCTTGGATTAAGTCTGTGTAATCCGTCATTGGAGTAAAAGTTATCAAGAGGATTTTCTTGACTCAGTCTTTGTGCCTCTTTTTCAGCTTCTTCCTTAGTCTGATAATCAAATGAACCATCAGGTTTAGGCATCTTCATATTGACGAAATAAGGGGTCATTAGATGTTGTACCTCGTCAGATTTCTCATGCATAGCTAAAGAGTCTAATGTACCTCCAGGTCCAGGTACAAATTCTCTCCCATCAACTCCCATCTCCATTGTAGTATATCCATACTCGTCGCGACTTATATTTTGTTTTTGAAAATCTGTAAGAGAGTCATATGGGGGATATTCTGCATGCGGACCACCGTGTTCATAGGTAGTAGGAAAACCATAACCAGATCTAGCATCTACGTATGTAGATTTATCAGGTTTGTTTACATCATAAATAAAACCACCAGCTCTACGAACTTCAGGCATCTTTTGACGACCTTCAGCTGCAGCTTGGTTAAATAGATCTAAGTAGTTACCAGTATAGTTATCCTTCTTAGCTCTAGTTATTATTTCTAATTTTTCCCTATTTGTTAGGCCCATTCTTTTTGTTCTCCTTAGCTATCTTAAGTGTAGTATCAATTCTCTTTTCTTCAAGTCTAATCTTATCATCCATGTTATCATTCTTGTCAGATAACTCTTGAGCTTTAAGTAATAACTCTTGTCTCTTAAGTTCTTGATTAGCTTCTGCATTAATAAGAGCAACTTCAATTTGAGTCTGTCTGTTTTTATCAGAGTTCTCCATTTCCATTGCTTTCTGCTCGTTCTGTGCTTGCAATTGTTTTTGTTGCATCTCCATTTGAGCTTGTTGTTGAGCTTGTTCTAATTCTTGACTTTGTTTTTCAGCTGCTTTAATTTTATCTTTAATAGCTGTAAAACTGTCCTGATCCATAGCCTCTGCAACTACTGATGCAGGAGTACCATTTTGAATCATTGCTTGCGCAAGTTGCTCTACCTTCATTTTCTTTTCAAGATCAGCTCCTGCATTACTAGCAAATATTCCATAATTAGATTCAGAGTAATCTGTACCATCAATACTAAAAAATTCAGCTGTTCCGTCAGGCATATAGTACATTGAGCTCTTACTTCCATTCCAAGCATCTTTAGAGTAATCTAATACTGCTTGTATATCTCTTTGCTCTAATCTACTAAACTTTCTAAATAAATCTTCTGTAATATGAGAAGATTGTACAATAGCTTGTTGACTTGTACCCTTTCCAGCATAAGTACCTATAGTACCTTGTCTTTGTCTATTAACTCCTGAGATTCTTTCCCATTCTTGTATAATAGATTCTAGCAATACAACATACTGCTCTATAGTTTTTATAGACATATCCATAACAGCTTGATGCTGCGGATTCATTGTCATACCTTCTTTGTTATAATCTACCCATGCAATACCTGTAGCATCTACATAGTACATAAACTTATCCATGTCCCATTTCTTTGGAATCATGTTAATATCAAACTGTGCAATAATATCTTTTGACTTAGCTATTGCAACTTCTAGTCTGTATTTATAAATGTTGTAGTTAATTTGATAAGGTACACCTAAACCAACTAAAGATATATTCTCAGAGTTAGTTTCTGAATACTTTCTACCATTAATAGGTAATTTACCATTAGAAGGATTGTCAAGAGTAAATCTTTGATTTTCTACTGGTTGTATTTCTACAAATATATCATCAGCAATTTTAGTACCTTGCCATACTTCTGTAACCCATTCAAAGCTTATTTCTGCTTCTAGGTCTTTTAATTCTTCTGGCATTTTAAAATTGCTAGGAACAATCTCTTCTTCTTTTTGTCCTGTAGCTGGATTTATAAAACTTAAAAACCCTATCCTTTTCATAGACTTCCAGTAAACAATATTTACTTCAATAAGTCTACTTCTGTACTGCTCTACATTATGTTGAGAGTACCCACTACTTAAATGTGAATCATTAGAGAATTGCTCAGGTCTTTCTAATC